CTTGGATGTTTTTTTAATAAAAATTCGTAATCATTATTACCATCAATAACTGCTAAAGAAAAACTACTAATAAAATCAGTCGGGCAAGTTAAAAATCTATTACCAGTTGCTAAATTACCTTGCACATTTTTTCTAAAATAATCCGATTGTACTAATTCAAATATCCTATCTTCAGCGTTTTTTACAAAGTCAGGAATGGTATTGGTAAAAGTTGTTTCAGTGCTTTCACAAAAATTTTGAATTAATGTCGTTAGTTCTGCGTAAGTCATGTCGTAATTGTAACATCCCCAATAGAGGCTGTTAATTTATTTCCCTTGATTTCAGATCCTATAGGGTCCTCAGTTGTTGTTACTTTACCCTCATTTACCTCAAAGTCAGTATTTGGTCTGGGATCTAATAAAGCCTCAGCATCAGCAACATGTCTTTGTGGATCTAACTGTGGATGTTTAGGACTCCATTGATCTGGTCCAACTAATAAACCATCCCAAGTTTTTTTCATATCTTTTAATTTGTAACGAAAACCACTTATGTCACATATTCCATAAGCGTATTTACCTGATGTCTTAGCCATTAGTAGCCCTGGGTATAAGGTACTATTCTTAATGAGGCTCGATCTTCGTCTTGATCGGCTGCTCTTCTAAATTCTTCTTCGTATATTTCTTTCAATGGTAGAGTTCTTTCTGGAGCTCGTTTCATTGATAAGTAGTAAGCTAAACCTGCAACAAAGCAAGGATAAAAACGAAAAGGCATATCCATGGTGTCGATAGCTGAATCAGCATCGTCCATTCTAACTATTTTATTAAACACCAATACATCCGTAGAGTTCTCTGGTGCTGGCCATATTTTTAAAACTGGCGTATTTAACTTATCTAAAAAGAATTGTGTTGGTCTAGCTTTAGTAGTTTTGTTTGGAATGTTGATGTATTCACTGCGACTAACTCTATCCATGCTGATATCAGTTTGTACTTGATTGGTTGTTCTTCTAACCACTACATCAAGAATATCGATAATATTGGCATTTAAAGTGTAATCAGTTGTGCCCTCAGTAACAGTTTGTGTTGCTTGTTCTATGGTCCATTGATTTAAGCCACGGTTGGCCCATTCAGCCAACATTAAATTGATAGATCTTCTAGCTGTTTTTAAGTCGTAACCTGTTCTTAATTCTACGCCACAACGTTCAAACGCTTCTTCAATAAACTCGGTAACGTTTGGTTCAAAATTAGTACTACCTGAAGTTGCCATTTAATCATCCTCGTCATATAAATTATTGAAAGTTATCTTTGGATCTAAATAACTTTCGTGTCCTTCAGCTGAGTGAACCCATTGTGATGGCATAAAATCTGGAGCACCTTCTCCAGTTCGCCATAAGGCTGGGCTTGTTGCTCTAACTCTATTGTTAGGTAAAGCAACAAAGTTGCCTGTCCACTTGCCAGCGTCAGTTAAATATAACACATGTGATTGTTTATGTTGAGCAGGATCATCAGCTATTTCGTTGTTTGTGTAATCAACTGTAAATAAATATTTACCCGTATAGAACTCGCCATCTATTTTACAGATCCAAGGACTAGAGCTGACTCGATCCATAATAATTACTGAGTGATCTCTTGATTCACAATCCCAAGGTTGAGCAATGTGATCTTCCATTGGCTCTGGCCATTGTTCTACTGGTATATCAGCAACCAATGCTTGAATAGGCATTCTAGCCCACATGGCACCACCATGGATGTTACCTTCTTGCCAATCTTCATCATCGATTTCGCAACCAGTAAATACTACCTGAAAAGATAAAGATCGATCTGGAATGGTGTTAACAGCAATAGCATAGGCATGAATAAACTCACCATGATAATCGGTATGATTACAGGTAAACTCTCTCCTTACCCAACACCTAAAATACGGGATGTTACTAATTAAGTTTGACACTAATTATTTTTTATTTTTTTCCTGTTCTCTGTTTTTTTCTTTTTGAATCACTTATTCCTTTTTGTTGTTTTCTATATGCCTCACTATGGTCATAAACAAGTATTGGTGGAGACTTCATTGCATAAACATCGATTCCGTTTGGTTTAAGTAATCCTTTTTTATTTAGATCTTTTTTTCTTACCTTTGGTGTTGTTTTAGCTTTTGTTGTTGTTTTAGACATACCACCTTTGGCATATCCTTTAGTTTTTTTAGCCATACCACCCTTGGCATAACCCTTAGTGCCTTTAGCCATGCCTCCTTTAGCGTACCCTTTAGTCTTTTTAGCCATGCCACCTTTAGCGTAGCCTTTGGTTTTCTTAGTCATACCGCCTTTGGCATAACCTTTGGTTTTTTTTGACATACCGCCTTTAGCATAGCCCTTAGTTTTTTTTGCCATGCCGCCCATGGCGTAACCTTTTGTTTTTTTATAAACCATTTAACACCTCTTATGCGTAAGTTTTAACTAACTCTAAAATTATCGAATAAGTGTTACCACTACTAGCACTAACTGTAGTGAAATCTATATCACCAGTTTTACCAGATCCTGCGTTGTTTGGGATCCCAGTAAATACTTCGTCGTAATATTCATCACCTGTGCTATCTGCTGGTAGGCCAGTTATCAAGACATTGGTAGAAGCATCAAATTCGATGTTTACTCCCATGCCTCGACAAGCCCACCAAATCTTAGCTACTTTAACGCCAGTGCAAGTAGCACCTTGGCTATTAGCAGCTAAAGCAGATACATCGACTTTTTTTACCGCCGACTCACCAGTGCCATCGCTGACATTGGTGAATTTTAAAATTGCGATCTTATCGCCATCGGCTATGGTTTGTGACGTTACTGTATCAGCCATAATTTACTCCTGATTATGCGTCAGCAAATGGTGTAACTATAGTGCCTGAGCCTAAGATTAAACCTTCGACAGCATATTTGTTATCAGCTATTGCAGTAACTTTTACGATACTACCGGCTAATCCACCTTTAGTAGAACCATTCATAGTAATAACATCATTGGATGCGCCAGAGATAAAAGTTTTACCTGTGGCATCGTCTACACCTGTGTAAAGGCCACCAACAAATTTGTCAGTACCGTCAGTTAAGATGTCCATATCAGTCGCTGCTGTTTCTACTACAAAGAAATAAGTAGCACCTAAATTATTTAATTGATTAGGATCTGTAGGATCGCTAGGACTAGTTGCTACGATAGTAGGTAAAGTGAATTTACCATCAGCGTCGTTAGTCGTTAAAATTTTACCAGCGTGAGCTTCAACAGTTAAAGTTGTGTCTGCCGTTAGGCTGACTACTGATGAACTACCAGCTGAGATAAATCCAGCAAGTGATTTTACTGGTCCTGAGAATGTACTTTTTGCCATAATTTCCTCCGTTGGAAATAAGTTTTATAGTCTTGGCTTGTCTGCTAGGTCAGTCTATAAAACAATTGTTACCCTAGTGCTTTCGATTATAAACAAAAAAAAAGGGGTAAACAATGTTTACCCCTGATTTTAATCTCACTGAGTTATAAAGTAGAGATCAAGACTTCTTTAAGATCTGTTAGAACTATGCTCCTGGTGAGCCAAAGACAGCTCTTGGATTAGAAAATCCAAAAGAATATCTTTCTCTCGCCTTGAAACGCATGTTGCCAGTATCGAAATCACCTTCCATTGCAGTTGACAAAGGAGTTCTTTCAAAATGTTTAAACCCATCAGGGCAATCAGTTTTGATAAAGAACGCATCTGTATCTGTTAAGAAGTGATTTACGACGTAGCCTTCAGGAATCATACCCATGTTTCTTACTGCATTGATATCGTTATCTGAAGTGCCAACTCTTCCTGGAGTGTCCATAAGCCTATCAGCAACAAACTGTAGATTTGTAGGAACGATAAGTTTCATACCTCTAAGAGCCAAGATCATGTCTCGGTCATCTTTGAAGTTAGCTATATCGATCAATGAATTTTCTAATGAAGTTTCATTCAAATCAGCAGCTGTGCTTAGCTCATTGGATAACGTGCCACCACTAGCTAATGGGTGGTCAGTAGCACAAAGCTCCTTACCATCACCACCAGTAAAACTAGAATTAAAAGCGTTGTTTAAGATTGATGCAGCTTTAACTTGTTTTGTGTGAGCCATACTTCTAGCTAATGCTTTAGTATATCTCGCACCAAGTCTGTCATATAAGTTATCTTCGATAGCTTCCTCAGTAAGAGCAAATGCTAAAGCAATTGTCTCATGAGTGTATCTAGCACTATATGATTCTGAAGCCGTATCAAAACTTACGCCTTGGCCTTCTACTTTTGTAGGGGCGTTACCAAAACCAACGAGTAATACATCTTCTTCAAACGCTCTGTCAGAAGAAACTGTGTCGTAGATTTCGGCGTGCTCGTTTTCGTATCTTTGATACTCCATTCCGAAAAGCGCGTTCAAACCAGGCTCTAATTCTTTCGCTAATTGTGCTCTAGATATTGCCATGTGTTAAACCTCTTACGCTAAGCCAGCGCTTTTAGCACCCATAACGTGATTTTGAATAACCACAATTACGTTCGTGCCAACGCTAGACGTATCGGAATTTTCTGGATCTTGAGAAATGTCAATAGCTTTCAACGGTAAAGTTGCTGTAGTAGCACCAGTTGAAGTGTCTAATTGCATGTTAGAAGTTCCAGATTTAGTATCGCCAACAGGTGATGAATCAACTATGTCAAAGTTACCAAACAAATCAGTGACGGGAAAAGCCTCGTCCGATTGAATAGTAAATTGAACCATAGGATCATCAATTACGTTAGCAACGATGTCGCTTGCAGCAATACTACCAGGATAATGGTTCTTGAATACTTGTTCACCAGTTGTTGGATCAGTGTATGAGACACCATTAAAGACACCAAGAATAGGTACAGTACCTGAAGCAGCATGTCTACCTATTGTTCCAGCAGTAAGTTGTGTTACCAAATCACCTTGGAAAATAGCAGTAGTCGCGCCACTCGCGATTCTGTATCTTTGTTGGCCGCCTGTAAATGGAGCGCCACCGATTTTACGAACTGGGATTAGACCCATTTTTGTAGTTTCGTTTGCCATGTTTTTTCGACGTTAAATTCCAAACGGTTAAAATTAAGAAGAACTATTTAGTTCCTCCACCAAATGTTACCT